AGCATCACAAGGTGAAAGTTCTCCAGTTTCAGAAGCTTTAAAAGAAATTAAGTCTGTTGATTCAGTGTATTTAGCTTATTATATAAATGATTTTTTAATTCCAAAACTAAGAAATTTAGGTATAAAAATTAAAGATGGATTAACTTTCAAATTTATAAATAGTGATGAAAAAGATGAAGCGGATAATAAATTAAATACACAAAGAACAGAAGTAACAGCATATGTAAAAACTTTAGCCGAAGCTGGATATACGGTTGATGCAAAATGGCTGAGTGATGAATTAGGTATTCCAATTTATAAAGTTACTGAAGTTCAGAACACTGAAAAAAAAAAAGTAACTAATGAATCGAATGCTTTTGATTCAGTTGTATTTAAAATATTCAATCAAGAAAATATTATTTACGATTATAATTTATTCAAGACTATTAAAAATGATTTGGATTTATTTAAAAACTCAGGAGTAAAAAATGATGCTTATCATGACCGATTAGATTTGGTTCATGGATTAATGCAAGCTGATTCAGTGAGATTTTCTTTTGCAAAAACACAAGAAGAGATTAATAAATTAAATTCTATTTATAAAAAGGATATGCCTTATTCTAAATTTAAAGAAGAAGCCTTATCAATTGATAATCAATATAATAAAAATTATTTAAAAACAGAATTTGATACAGCATATAATAGAATGTTAAATACTGACGAATATTTAGATAAATCAACACGTTATAAATTTGCAACATGGAGACAAATACAAAGAATTACTGCTCGTGATGAACATAAATATTTGAATGGTAAGACATTCTCAGTAAGCACATTACCAGCACTTCCGCCAATCGGATATAACTGCGGTTGTGAATTAGAGTATTCCAATGAACCAGGAGATTTACAAACTCCATCATATTTTAAATCAGATAAGATTGAATATAATTTAATGGTTAAACAAGGATTTTGGAATAATCCAGCAAAAACAGGAGAGGTATTTGGATCAGGATATGATGAATATAAAAAGAGTATATCACTTAAAGATCAAGGTTTTAACTTAAATTTATTTACAGTTAGTATGTTATCATTGAAGAAAAATGAAAAATGGTTATGTAATAAACAGGGTAATGAATGGTTAGTTGAAAAGATGGATTTAGAAGGTAATGCAATAGAAACTTTAAATTTATCACAAGAAGTTTTTCTAAATTTAAAAAATATGATAATATTATGAATAAGATAGGTGATTGGGATTTTGATGAAATAATTAAAAAAATAGAAAGTTCAAGTTTACCAGTTAAAGTGGGAGATTTAGCTCAAAAAGAATTCAAAAAGAATTTTGAAACTGAAAGTTTTTTTGGAACTGCTTGGTTACCTACACAAAAAAAATCTTCCAATCCAACCCTCACAGAATCTGGTGCTTTAAGAAAAAGTATTAAAGTAATTCAGGCAGATTGGACAAAGATAGAGATTGCAACTGTAGGTAATAAAGTAAATGATTATAGTTATAAACACAATTACGGAGTTGGTGTTCCTAAACGACAATTTATGGGTGAATCAGAAGTATTAGATTCTAAAATAGAGAAATTAATAGAGAAAGAATTAGATAAAATACTTAAAAAATAGCTATAATTACGTTATGGGATTAAAAACATTTTATAATGATATAAATACTTCGATTAAAGAAATAGTTGACGATAATGATATACAATTATTTAAATATGTTGGTATATGGAATAATCAATTACAATCATTGAGAGTCGATAATAATTGGATATCTATAACATATCCGGCAGTTTTTATAGAAATAAATATAAGGGATATAGAACAACAAGGTATGCGTAATCAGATTTGGAATTGTGAAGTTAATTTTCATGTAGTTGATGATTTTTATAATGGCGAAAACATGGAAGAAAATACTAGAATATTCGAATTTAATGATAAATTATGGGAACATATTCAATGTAGAAAATATCCAATGTCCTCAATATTAGTAGGTTCAGGTCAAAATCAAGAATTCGATCATGATAATTTATATCATTATGTTCAAAGTTTTGAATGTAATTATGAATATGTTTATCCGGATCCAAAGATTTCAAAATCAGGTATAAAATTGAATGTTACTCTAACAGGAGCAACTTTTGCATAAAAATAATAAAATATAATGGCTAGGACTATACAACAAATTCAGGATCAAATAATTGAAACTAAGAATAGTTATTCAGATTTAGATGGGTTAAATTCACCATCACAAACCGCAATTTGGCGTCTATGGACATTCATTGTTGCAGTATCTATTTCTTTTTTAGAACAAATTATTGATTTATTTAAAGTAGACATTGAAACAAAATTAACAAATAGAGTTGCTGGAACAAGAAATTGGATTAGTGATAATGTTAGATTATTTCAATATTCATTGACTGATCCACAAGCAATCATTATATCTGCAGGTACTTATGAGATAGGTTATCCAGTATATAATGCAAGTTATCAGATAATTACACAGGTTGCTTTAGAAGTTTTAACAAACAATTTAGTTCAAATAAAAGTTGCTAAAAAATCTCCACCGGAACCATTAGATGCCTTAGAAAAAATTGCCTTAGACTCTTATATAACTGAGATAATGCCGGCTGGTATTCAAACTTTATTAATAAGTGAAAATAGTGATAAAATTTATATGACTGGAACAGTCTATTATAACGGCATGTATTCAGCAATAATTCAAACTAATGTAGAGTCAACTATTAATGATTATTTAGAAAATTTTCCGTTTGGCGGACGTTTTGTATTAACAGAATTAATAGAAACCTTACTTCAAATTGATGGAGTTAATGATGTTAAATTTACAAGAGTAACAGCACGTAGAGATTATACTACTTTTAATACTTTAACCAATGAACAAATTTATGTTCTAGAGGGATCTGCTTTAGATGTAAATAATAGATTTTATAACACATATTCTGGTTATATGGCAACCGAAACAACAACCGGTTATACTATTTCAGATTCAATAAATTATACAGCACAATAATATGAGCATTTTTGATATAAATTATAATAACGTTGTAGATAATTTATTAGTTCCACAATATCGGACAACCAGGTTTAAAAGATGGATGTATTCTTTAATTTATCCCATACAATTTTTGAGGAATATATTTTTTAATAATTATGTAAATAGTAATACTTATACATATTATAATGGTATTGATAATATTAACATAATTTATTCAGGAACAATGGTTAGATTTCCAAATTTAACAGTTTGGATGACAACACAAGATAATATAGATATTAATACATATAATCCAACCATTGGTCAAACCACAGATACTTATGGAAATACAGTCTGGATTAAAATTCAAGATGATTTTATAGGATTTGAAGAAAGAACTCATTTTTGCAATCAAAAAATAATGTTTGAATATTTATTAAACAGATATTTCAAATTATATTTGGGCGGAGATTCAATAGAAATAAAAACGAATGATACCTCTCATAATACTGTATTTATTGCACAAGAATCTGAAGATTCAACAGTAATTGCTCAAACAGATAATGATTCATTATTTTATATTGGAGAAACTGGTACTGAGGATGAAGATTATAATTTCACAATTTATGTTCCGGAGCAAGTATCGATTGATTTAGGAATAAATTATGAATCAATGATTAGACAAATAGCCGATAAATATAATTATTTCGGGCTAATTTACAATGTAGTAATTTATTATTAAAAAATAAAATATATAAAATGAAAAAGATTTTAACAGCAAATATTGAAACTCCTGTAAGACAACCGTTTACTAGATATTCATTAGAACATCTTCAACAAGCATATTCTGAATTAATTCTTGATTTAAGTGATGCTCCTAGTTTAACAAAACATGCTTATTTTTCTGGTTATGCACAAATTTTATCTGGATGTGCACCTGCACAAACTATGTTTGGATTTTGGATTATACCAGCTGGTTTAATAAAATATAATTCTGAATTATACCATGTTCCGGCAACTAATGTTCATATAACTCCACCAAATGTTCCTGTATGTTATATTTATGAATCTTATATAAGTCAAGATCCATTAGAATTAACGGATGGAAGTTTGGAATATGTTCATCAAATAAAAAATATTATTATTACTGGTGGTATATCTGGTTCTGGTGGATTGATTGAATCTGGTTATACATATTTATGTGATTATTCAGAATTATTATCTACTCCCACAATTACTGATGTATATCCTACAGCAGTAGTACAAACTGATATAGCTGGAATGGCACATACTGGAAATACATCTTCGACAAATATTACTGTTACAACTCCATATACTGGGTGGTCAGCATTGACAAATATAAATACTTTAGATCAATTTAGAGAAGTTAAAATAGATTCACTATTTGAAACAACAAGCATAATAGCTCGTAATAAAGGTTGGCACCAGATGGGAACTATAAATTCTACATATTCACCGCCACAACCTTATTATACAACTGGTTCATATAGATTAGTTTATGACCATACAGATTATATCACATATGATTTTTATCCTGTTGGAATTAAAATAGAAGATAATAAAATTTATTATTGGGATACTCAAAATGATTCAGGAAATAGTTATTTTACAAATATAACTTTACAATTGAGATATAATATTTAATATATACAAAATTTATAAAAAATAATTATAATTAGTTTATGGGAGAATATAAATATTCAATTAATTTAAACACAAGGAATCCAATAATGCTTATTGATGATCAAATTGGGGTAGATGATTTAGGTAAAGGAATTGATGAAAGTCAATTTATGAGAGAATTATTGGCATTAGATCAAATGGGATTTGAAGATATAACATTGATGATCAATAGTTACGGAGGATATGTATCTGCAGGACAACAAATATTTAGTACTATTTTAAATTGCAAAACTAAAATAAAAACACAGGTTATGGGAGTAGCGGCTTCCATAGCGGCTGTAATTTTTGAAGCCGGTAATCAGAGAATTGTGAATGATTACAGTATTTTAATGTTCCATGATCCATCAGGTGGATCTGAAAAGAGTTTAGATGTTTTTAAAGAAGCGATCATTGCAATGTGCGGGAAAACTAAATTACCGAAAAAGAAAATAAGTGATATTATGTCAAACGAAACTTGGATTAATGGAAATGATTCCAAATATTCAGGTGTGCTTTGGGATGTAATGTTAGAAACGAATAGAGTTATAAATCTAAATAATATAGATATGGTCATGAATTCCGGTAAGGAAATTATAGATCAAATAAAAAATGAAAATGATATGGATTTAAGAATAAAAGAAAAATTAGACCTTTCAATTAATTCAACTGACGAAGATGTATTAAATAAAATTGATGAATTGAAAACAAAAAATGAAATTGAAATTGAGATTTCAGAATCAGAAGAAAAGCCAGAAATGACAGAATTAACTATCAAGAATAATTTAAAAATTGCTTTTGAATGTTTTGAAACCGGTAAACCTATTTTCACAATGGATGAAGCTGGTAATTTAACACAATTAGCACCCGGAACTTATGAATTCTTAGATGAAGAAAGAACTTATACTTATTCTAAATCATTCGTAATAAATGAATTAGGTGAAGTTGAATCAATCAGTGAAAATGATACAAGATTAGAGAAAGCAATGAATATTACAATAGATAAATTAGTTGATGTTATAAATATTGAAGTTAAAAACGAAGATATTCAAACTGAGATTGAAAATATTGTTGAAGATATTATTGAAACTGAAACTATTACGGAAGAAATTAAAGAAGAAAAAGACACTAATTTAGAGGAAATTGCTATACTTAATTCAGAAGATAATGAAAAAGATATTGAGATTGAAAATTTAAAACAGAATATCGAATTATTAAAAGAAGAAATTGAAAATATTAAAAATACAAAAAATATTGATGTTCCAGTAAAAGGAATTGATTTAAAAAGCACTTTAAAAGTTTCAAATTATAGTTCAAATATGGCTAGTTTAATGGAACAAATTAAAGAAAAAAATAAAATAAAATAAAATGAGTACATACGGAAGTTTAGTTTTAACAGACACAACCTATAGCGGAGAAGCCGCTGGTCCATTTATCAGACAAGCAGTTGTAGGAGCGGAAATAGTTGACGGTGGTCACGTTTATGTAAAAGACGGAATTTATAAAAAATACACCATTCCACGCATGTCGTTTGATGATATGGTTCAAGATTATGCAGCTAAACCTGTAACAAGTGGTATTACAACTATTACTGGTGCAGTATTAGAACCAGAAAGATACATGATTTATTTGGAATTTGATCCACAAGATTTTAAAGACCATTGGTTTGCACCTGAAATGCAATCAAAATTGATTGGTAGAAGTTTACCAAATACTGTTGAAGCCGGAATAATTACATCTGTGTTAGAATATCATCAACAATACTTAGGGAAAGCGTTCATTATGTCAGCAACTGGCGGAACGGCCCCTTATAATAAATTCGGTGGATTCCTGCAAAAAGCACTTAATGATGCAACGGTTCTTGACGTAGCTGGTGTTTCTGCAACAACTCTTACAAGTTCAAATATTGTAACTGAATTAGAGAAAGTTTATGCAAAAATTCCAAAAGCATTACTTTTTGATCCTAATTATAAATTATTTGTAAGTTATGCAACTGCTGGATTATATTCAGATTATCAAATTGCACAAACTAACAAGGGTGTTGATGTAACTTCTTTTGGTTCAATGACTTATAAAGGTAAAAAAATTGTTCCTTTGGCTTTCATGAGAAATAATACTATCATGGGTGCAAAAGGTACAGCCGGTTTAGATTCTAATCTTTGGATTGGTATAAACAGTAATGAAGATGCAACCATTCAATTGGGTAAATTACAAGCAAATTCAGATCTTTGGTTTGTTAAAATTTTATATGCTGCTGATACACAATTTGGTTTCGGTTCAGAAGTAGTTTTATACTACGGAGCATAAATTGTATATTGATTTAGAGAGTGTTAATTTTAGCACTCTCTAAATTTAAAAAATAAAAAAAATTAAAATGGCATTACCAAAAATAACTTTTACAAAACAAAAAGGTGGATTGGGAAGAGTATTACCAGGAGAAGATCATATTTCAGGTTTCATTTTTTATAATGATACAAAACCTTCAGGATTTTCTAGTGATACATCTTATGTCGAAAGAGTTTTATCGTTAACAGATGCTGAAAATTTAGGAATAGTCAATACAAATATTGATGAAACTAAAGCAACTGCTACAATTATAATCACTTCGGCTTCTACAATTGGTCAAAATATTTCTATTGCTGTTGGATCAACAATATTAGGAACTTATGATGTAACTGCTTCTGCATCAGCAGCTTTAGAAGCACAAAATATTTCAGATGTTATAAATGCTAATACTTATTCACATAAATATATATCAATAGCATCCGGTTCTACAATAACTATAACAGCACCTGCTGGTTTAGGTATTTCATTGAATACTATTGCTTTAACTATTACTACTACTTCAACTGTTGTACCAAATACAACTACTGCATTCGCTGGTGGAGTTGCATCACTTTTGGCTCAATATCACTACCAAATTAGTGAGGCATATAGATTGAACCCAAATTTAATATTATATAT